ATTTTTGAAAAAGTTGGCGAAGATACGTGATGCATTTCGTCCAAGATAATTGTTCCAAACATTTTTCGAATTCGATCGATGTTTCTGTAGAGTGTTTGGGTATTACCAACCACAATACAAGAATCGGTATCGAAATTACCACTACCAATAATGCCTGGGGTGATTCCATATACTTTTTCTACCTCCTTTGCCCACTGATTTCGCAGGGGTACTGTATGTGTAATTACTAATGTTTTTTGTCCTAGCTTTCCTGCGATTGCAAGACCTGTAAATGTTTTTCCCCAGCTTACCCACGCATTGATGATACTGCTATCGTCGAGTTCATCGTAGACGGATTGTTGAGATTCGCGGAGTACAAACTTAAAATCAGGAAAATCAACAGGCACCATAACCCTCTTGTCAACCATTTCATACGCATTTGGTATTAGATCTCCTCGTCCGATTGGTATAGATACCAGATTTTCGCGCACCCGCTGCAGATTCTTAATAATGATCGGAGGATCATTAGGATTCTGTGGTGCAATTTTGTACGTCAATTCTTTGGATAACTTCTCTCGAAGTTCCAAGTTTGCGTCCATGTAAATACGATTACTGAGTACTGCTTTCACGGGCGACGCAGACTGAAGTTACATAGGGTGTGTATACACATAGTCTTTCTCCCCCGTATAAGGGCATTGTACACTCTTTCTCTGTTGCCTGAATATCTGCCCATTGTAGGCAGGGACCTAAATCATCGGGGTCTGTTGTAATCGTGCATCCTGTAAGAACATAGAGTATTATTAATACTAATACTACTATGTCTAGTCTTTGACTGAGTTTCATACTTTCCTTCTTGTGGCTTTAAGTTTAGTTTCTGAATAATCATATAAAATCCAAGGCCTGGCTCCATTATGCAGAACGCCTGCGTACTGTATTTCTGGGGGTGGAGGCCTTGGTACAATAAACGGTTTTTTAACATTTTGTAAGCGTAACCTAGACACTTTTGTTAAATTATCAATTTTTTCTATTTTATAATAGCAGAGCTTTACAAATTCTGTTTTCTCATACTCAAAGATAGCCCCTTTACTGTCTATAAAATGTTTTTTACTTGATTTAATTATACCAACCAATTCATGTATTTTATATTTTATTGGATATAAATTTTTATGTGGAGTTTGTAATCTTCTTATGCCTAGACTGGCTCCTTTCATATTTTTATCGTCTAATATTTTATCATCCAAAAACAATAACCCATCCTGCCCATACCAGTTCCCAGAAGGCAAAGCATAGACAGGAAAAGTTACTAGCTGTATATCTCTAAATGTGATCGCCATAAAGTTTGCTGAACTTACCCATAGAGTAATCTTCGCCAACCTCAAAATCACAACCAACAGGAGCACCTGTAATGTAAATACCCCTGTCCATTTGAACAAATCTACGAAGATGCTCTGAGTAAAAATCAATCTCATCCTCAGGTACTTCCGCAAGAATAGAGTCATGAACTAGAGCAAAGATTTTAGACTTCATTCTTTGTCCCTTTATGAACTCTCCCATGTCAATAGCCCCGAGTAGGTTAATATCACTAGCAGCAGACTGAACCAAGAAATTAAGACCAGACCTAACGCTATGACTTCGTATGCCTTGATCGGTACTTTTAACATTTGGTAGCCTCCTCTTGCGTCCGAAATGACTGTAAGTGAAGCCATTTGTTAAAATAAATTTTTGATTTTTTTCTATCCATGCTTTTAACTTGTGAAACGCTGCAAAGTAATCATTAATTACTTCTGCTGCTTCATTCTTGGAAAAGAATTTTCCACTATCTTTTGTAACTTGCTCGCTAATTTTGGCCGGTCCTGCACCGTACATAATACCAAAGGTAACAGCTTTTGCTGCTTGTCTTCGATCTGCGTATAGTTCTGCTACTTCTTCTACAGCGCATGGCAGTCTAAATACTTTATGTGCAATTGTACTGTGAAAGTTGCCTCCACTACGGAATACATCCATTAGTGCTTCATCTTTCGCCAATACTGCGGCAACATATACTTCTGCTGTAGTTAAATCCATAGCAACAATTTTATGGCCTGGAGAAGCTTTGATACATCCCTTAACAGTAGGATTATCTCGAGGCAACTGCTGCATGTTTAACTTACCAGAAGAACTGAGACGACCACTAGTAGTACCATGTAGATTAAAGCCTGTGCGAAGGTGAGAATCTCTATCCAGTTGAGGTATGATCTTGTCAAGATAAGTATTCTTGATTTTAGATTTTTGTCGTATGTCCAAGATAAGTTGCGGTACAGGTGATTGAAGGCTGAGTTCCTTGAGCACTTCCGCGTCAGTAGAGTCTGCGCCCGTGCCAGTCTTCTTTCCAGTCGGTTTGAGGCCCAAGTAATCAAACATAAGGCTACGAAGCTGAACGGTAGAGTTAGGATTAAAAGACTTTCCATTTAATTCTTCAAACCTCCGTATTTTATCATTTTCATAAAGTGTAGAGATAGCATTATCAATGTCTGTCTGCATTGCTTCTTGAGCAAATAGCAATCTAGTCCTATCAAATGGAACACCGTTATCCTGAGTATCAATTAGAAATCGAGTCCCAGGAATTAAGATATTATCATATACACTTTTTAGTTTTTCATTTGTTTTTACAACGAGTAACTTTTCGTAAAGTAAAAAAGTAACTACAGCATCCATAGCTGCATAAGTTTTCATTATGTCAAAAGGAATACTATCCCAAGTAAATTGATCCTTGAGAACTCCATGCTCTTTTCTATACTGAGCAATCCAATCATACATTGGCTTCTCGTAGTCGCCGTACTTAGTATGCTTGATTGCGAGCTGCTTTAAACCATGACCACCTGGGTTTTCATCCACAAGATAGTGTAGTAACATAGTATCTTCAAACTGAGGAAACTTAAAATGAAAGTGATACTCAAAAAATGCCATGTCAAACTTGGCATTGTGAAATACTACGGTTTTTTGGTTAAATAAAGTTTGTAAAAGTGACTCAGTGCTGTCATCAAAGCAGTCGGTATCAATATAAGCCCCACACTTGCCATTATAGCTAAGACTAATACCCAGCATATAGCCATCTCTAGGATATAGCCCAGTTGTCTCAGAGTCGAGAGCAACATATGGGCATGGGTCTTTGATGGCACGACGAATAAATTCATTTGCCTCCTCCGTATCTTGAATACCAAAGGCGATACTATCATCAATAACTGCATCTTCTAATTCGCCTGAGATATACGCATGAATACTCTCTACGCTTTCATCCCAAGCTTTCTTTGCCTCGGGCTTAAATGCAAGCATAGCAGGACTAATAACAGGCAGAAACTTCTTGTCCACCTTCTTGCCTGAGTATTCTTGAACTGAATTTACACTAGTAAAGTGTTTTACTGGCTCAGAGCCAACGAGCACCAGCCAGTCATAAGAATCTACATCTATTTCAATATCAGTATCCCGTTTCAAGATTCTTTTAATTGTCGGGTCTGAACACAACTGATATTGGTCAAAGTCAAAATCAAAGTATTGTCCATACTTAATTTTGCTAGGTTGTTTCTCAACAATAGCTACCTTAGCCATATAGTTTATTCCTTAATTTATCAACTTGTGTTTGTGACAACGATCCTGCATCTGCATATTTATCTCCAAAGGCAATGTTTCTTGTAGTTATATCTACTTCTTCACATAGCTTTCTTATTGCTTCGGAGCCTTTCTGCCCTGCTTCATCGTTATCTAAAAATACATCAATTCTTTGTATGCCTTGTACAGATAATACTTGTAACTTTTCTGTGGTTACATTCTTTACTCCAAAACAGCATACAGCATTTGTCAGTCCCTTGTCGTGTAAATTTATAACATCAAAAATTCCTTCTACCAATACAATGCTGTCATGTATTGGCTCTACTACAGGGAACAAAGGTAGCTTTACCCCGGGAGGACTGAATAAATATTTTGGTGTTTGATCTGTTGTTGTTCTTGATTGAAATGCAATAACTCTACCAGACCTGTCCCGTATTGGGAAACAGATTCTGCCATTGAAGTCTTTACCTGAATGTATAAAGGCTTCGAAATCTTTGTAAGTTTCTGGACGAATATTTCTCCAGTTTCCTACATACGGAGCGTAGCCCTCTGGCATGGAGAGGCCCACTCCTTCTAATCTTTTTTCTTGTATTTTTTTCTTCAAAAGCTGTCGCCGTAATTCCATTTTATCTGCTTTTTCTCCGAAATGCTTAAAGATGCTACCTTTATAGCCGCAAGAAAAACAGTTAAAAATACCTGTGATTTGATCCACTCTCATACTAGGGTTGCGATCTTCGTGCTCAGGATTCAAACAACGAACAACAAAGTCTTTACCTTTCGGTATGAAAGGAATATCTTTAGTATTAAGTAAATCTTCTACGTTCATTAACAGTCCGGATCAAAAGAGGCCCACTCATCCATTTCTGTAGGCTCATCATAATCATCATCAATACTACAAAGCCAAGGACCGCTGTCTGGCTCAGAGTACCACCAATCTTCTTCATATGCATTGGGACAGTGATAGGGTAGTGTATACCCGTCACCTTCCATATGCTCTCCACAGTTAGGACATATCTCTGGAGTTTTGTGGTGCCATAGTGCATCGTGCATCTTAGATTTCTCCCAGCCAAATAAGTGCCATAGTACGTATTCTAGCACTATCTTCTCATTCTTGCAATATCTTTCATTTCTTCTTCGTTGATAACTGGTACCGCATTGGATTTGTGCATTGTACTGATACCTCTGACGAGGGTTCCCGTATAACGTGGGCTTTCCACGCGAGGGGCAACTCCAGCTGTATCGGGACATGAGGGGTACTCAGGCACACTCCGGCGGAAACTAGCTCGCTTAGGGACATGAATATTCCCTCTCGTGCTAGTCTTAGTTTTTCGCGCATAACTACGCTTCTTTCTTCCCGTGACATCATGGCGTAACGATCCATAAAAAATCCCCATATAAAAAACTCCCGTAAATTGAGTATATATTATACTACAAATCAACGGGAGTGTCAAGGAATATTTTTATCAGAGGTCGTGAATGTCTTCGTCGCTTTTCTCGGAAGCTGCATCTCGTTCTTTGGGAGTGAGTTCTGACTCAGGCCCTATCTTCAGAGTCTCCCAATTCATAGTAGAAGTAAAGCTCTCCATACTGGCAGATCTCATTTTAACACAATTAAATGTTAAACAGTTATCTTCTTGTTCCCAGCTTTCGAGAGCAAAAGCAGCATCTGCTGCATCGAGAATACCTTTTGCGAATCTTGCCTCTCCAGTAGCATCAGTTTGATAGGGAGATACTACTGTACAATCATACTCTTGTGCCATAGACTTGAGTGCTTTACTCACTTCGATCTGTTCCGTCCAGTCGTACTGTCCACCTCGTGAAGGAAGATGGGACCTACGTACTTGGTTGATATAGTCTACAATGATTACACCAGCATTAATTTTACCAACTTTCTTATCCAACTCTGCACGAATACGGGCAAGAGTTAGACCTGGATCATAAACTACATCGAGCTGTTGAGTCGGGAGAAGCTCATGCTCGGTACGTAGCTTATGATGTAAGTCGCCAAAATTACGATGTTCTTTGTATTCTTCCAACCTTTCCAGGCCTCTATCATATCGAGCAGCCCACCATGCGCTTACTCGTTCCCACTCATCTACGGTCAAGTTCTTTGAACGTAAACGATTTTGAGGTATGCCAGTAGCGATCCCACAACACCGTTGCAGTATTGCACGACTGTCCATTTCAATGGTAAAATAGATAGCTGAACGGCCAGATTCGACAACATTGTTTGCGATATTAGCACAAGTTAAGGACTTGCCCTGACCCCGCTTTCCACCAATGAGAACCAAATCTCGTGGGCTGAAAGTAATCTCACTATCATATGCACGGTTAAGACCAAGTGGGAGATACTTTGCAATATCTTCTTCATTCTCGAACAACTCAATATGTTGCATACTCTCTTGTGGAGGTTCGAGATCAACCTTTTCTTCTACGTCAAGGACAATCTGATGCAGTTCATTTACAGACTCTTGTGCGTCTGCGAACAATACTGAGTTATCAATGTACTTGTCAAGAGAGTTTAATATCTCTCTCTGTGCATATTCATTCTTGAGATATTCCAATAAAGTAACTGCATCAATATCTACTGAGATATTTTCTATTGCAAATACTTTATCCCGGGTTAAGCCGTGGCGAATACTTAATTTAAGATCGTCGAACGAAGGGAAGTCATGATGTTTTTCACAGTGCTTGTCAATATGGTCATAAAGCAAGTGATATTCTGTAGGCAAGTACTCTTTACGCAGGTAAGTCCACGTCTCAAAGTCGCCCACAGCAACACATTGCTTTATTAAAGCACTGGAAATATTCAATCGTTCCCCCGAACAGAAAAAGGCCGACCCCCGAAGGAGTCAGCCGCCTACATCAAAAAATTTTACTGAGCCTTAGCTGCCTTAGCGGCACCATCATAGTCGGCTGCAGTGAGACCGCGACGAGTAAGCATAGTCTTAACGCCACGAGCAGTCTTGCCAATCGCTTCAGCGATAGCTTCTACAGTCATAGACGCAACGTCTACGTCTGCAAGAGGATCTGCATTTGAAGCACCTTTAGTGCTCTCCTGACGGGGAATGGCGTCGATATCACCACTGCGCAGAAGGCTCAAAGCCTTGCCACGAATACTGTTGACCGAACGGCCAAGAGCGTCAGCGATTGCCTCTACAAAGGCCCCATCATTCACCATAGAGACAAAAGTTGCCTCTTCTTCAGGAGTGTAGGTACGTACGCTTTCTACCTTAGGAGCAGGCTTGACATGGTCAGTCAGCTCCATACTCAGGATCTTACCCTGAATAGACTTAGGTGAGAAAGAACCGCCTTCGAAATGCTCAGCGATCTGTGCATAAGTGTACTGACCAGAATTGTCAGTAACGAAGGCGCGGAGGGTGGCTTCCTGAGCTTCGGTAAAAGACTTACCAGAAGCAGCAGAAGCAAGCTCTACCTCGTAACCCATCTTTCGCAGCTTGCTAGAGATAGAACGAGTAGAAGTTTCAAGCTGGTCTGCTGCTTCTGCAACAGTAGCTTGAGATACGGGGCTCTCGCCCCCAACAAAATCGGTAAGCGCCTGAGTGCGCTCATCCGTCCACTTGGGAAGTGCCATATTTTTTCTCCAAATAGGATTGTAAATCCGTGATTATTTCAATACCAGATTCTCTGGCCTGTTT